CCAGTCAAATGTGCCGTCTACCCACTTCTTATAATAGTCATTTAGCTCAACTGGTAGGATGAGCAACTCATGATTATTTTTGTTTTCATAAATAAGAACAGCTTCTGTCTTATTTAGAATCTTCATATAGATAAGCAATTGAACTAGGTGTCCTAGCTTTGGCTTACCAGCTGCCTTGCGATATTCAAACCCTTCTTGTGGCATTGTCTTGATTTCACCAAGAAGCTCCTTGCCATCCCATTTTAGCATAACATCCCCAAAGCCAAATATTGGTGGGTCATTCGCTGTAATCTTAAACTCAGAGTCAATCAGGAAGTCGTCTACGTTTCCCATTGCCTCCTGGATTCTCTCGTGAGACTTTGTTCCAGCTGTCATATTTGCAGCACCGTAGGCATCTGCACTGTCGTGGAACTCTGTGCCGTCAAAAGCTATGTACCAATACCTTGGGCACTCTCCGTGCCCATAAGCAATAGTTGAAGGAGCGAATGTCTTCTTCTGGGTGTGCTTAGAGACTCTCTTAACTGTATAGCCAGAGTTAATCCTATCTACTAGATCTTTAGTATTAAGGAATGACTTTTGTTGTGCAGCTTTAAGCATTACCTGGTTTAATAAATTTTTTGCCATATTTTCTATCGAGCAATATACTTGAGTGCTGCCACAAGGTCATTTACGGCCTCTGCAGTTGTGAAGTATATATTCTTCTTTGCTCTATCTCCCTTATCTACGTTTACCATCCATGTTGCTTTAAGAGACATCTTTGCAGCAATTGCTTGCAGCCTTACGATCTCCAGTGTTGCTACCTGAATGGGGATATCTGGTTTAAGAATTAACTTAGCCACCATTGTTAGTGCCTGCGTTAGCTCTTCATCTTGCATGAAGTCTGCGATTTCTGCCAAACCATTAACTGATTCTAAAGTTGTTTTATCTGTCATACCCTAACTTTCGTTATAAATTTTTTCCCAGTATTCTCGCTTATCTGTCATAAGCTTATCATGTTCTGCCATATTTGACAAGTCATTTACATCAAATTTTCCGAGCTCTTCTGGTACATAGTCTGCGGCACTAAAGTGAGCAAAGACCATGTCCATATAATCATCTTCTAGAAACTCTACCTTTTCTCTCCAGTGAACCTGATGAGTGCCTGAGAATGTAAGAGCCTCATTATTCTGCAAAGTATACGAACGACCCTCTACAACCAGGGGCCATGTCCTATTTGAATCTAGCTGAATATCAAATGTCAGCCGAGGCTCCCTGAAAGTCTGATCTGTATGTGGAGTTAGTTGTATCTTCGGTGCATCATCGAACTTTGCGTATCTAGCAAACGATAGCTCTCTAAGAACAATCGGAATGTCGGTCGTTGATTGAGCTGCTCTGGTGATTGTCTCTACAATATTTTGAGGCATCCAGCTATGATATGCTTGGTGAGAAAAAACTTCTACAACCTGCTTCCTGTCTTCTGGAGTATTGTTAATATGCCCATAGATCTGAGCAATTTCTATATCTGTAAAAATGTCTTTGACAATTAGATTTGGTTGATCAAAGTTCATCGGTTTCCTCCCAAGTACCGTGTGTCTCTGGGTCCGAAATGCCTTCTTTTTTTCCAAGAGAGTTGTAAAGCATCCAGGCTGCCTGCATCTTTGGGTGCTTGTTCACCGAATCCAAATATGGCTTAAGCCTTTCTGGAAACTTTCCTGGATCCAGTGCATAATCTTTTCCAGTAAATCTAAAGTCGGATGGGGGTGAGTAGTCAAATGTTAGAATTTTTACAAACTCTCCCCTTTTCCATTTTCGCTTTGGTCTAAAGTGAGGCTGGTTTAATGCACTAAAGACAATAGCTTGGCCTTTCTTTAGCTGATATTTTTCGTTGTCAATATATAGGTCCCAATCTATATTTCCGTCTAACATATAATTAAACGTAAGAAGATCTTCGCTATTATCAATATGAGGAGGCAAGGAAGGGGCGTAACGCCCATCCCCGTGCCTTAAATCATAATCTATATAGTTCCAATGTGCCAGCCTCAATTCACCACGATAAAGTGGTTTAACGATGCTATCCATAAGATTTTCAATATCTTCTGGAACATCATACTCTACCATTTCCCTAGACATATGAACAACCTTTTTGGGGTCGTACCACCTATTTCCACGATACTCTTCCTGTCCGCCATTAACAAGATTGTACTCTGCATTACTATTTTGTGATAAAGTATCTTCAATAATTTTTGTTACTCTAAAAACTTGATCATCAGATAAAGCATCATTTACATAAAATGGCAAGTCAGACAAATAGTTAGACATATCGTCAGACAGGTAGTCCCACATCTCTGGGGCTGTAAATTTTTCCATAGTAGAATTATACCATAGATTCGCCGTTCACTATATTCTGCTTATCTTTACTAGTAACGGTTGCCTTGCCTACAAACCATGGTAAAAGAATGTCATACAGATCCACTAGGAGATTGACATCCTGGATCTGATACTTCTTCATCTCTACCCACGCCTTGGCATCTCCCTCCATGCACCTAATCCATAGGCTAAATCCTGAGTGCTTTACCTTTGCACCAACGCCAAGCTTTTGTGCGACATAGTCTAGCTTGTTGGATGGGAACTGGAAGTTAGCCTTAACAATTGACATAAGGTCCAGGTCTTTAACTGTTGATGGTGGTGCCATGCCATTCTCAAGGAACTCACGGTTAATGTGCTTATGGTCAAATGCTGCTGAGTTCCACCCAACTAGGACATCGGCCTCCTCCATGAGGGCATGTAGCTCCTGTAGCATTGCCTTCTTGCCATCGTGATGTACTGACTTAAAGATGACCTTCTTTGTACCGCCCCACCTGGCACCAAAGCATAGCATCTCGGTTGGCTCAATGATCTGATCAATACTTACGTTCTGGTCCCATAGGCCCCACACATAAGCTTTAATTGGTGTTGTCTCGATATCTAGATATAGTGTTTTCATTACTTCTTACTCTCTTCTACTAGCTGTTCTAGTAATTCTAGTTCAATTATTGCTAGTCTTGTTTTACGATTAGTTTCACCCAATACTACTACTATAGCAGGATCGTTGCCATTACGCAAGGCATCAGTTACAGCCTTTGCCCAGTTGTCTTGATTAACGGTAAAGCCCTTTGGATATTCTTTAAAGTCTACAGTAAAGTTCTCCCAAGTAGCATCACCTTTTTTGTTTCCTCTACCAGAGTTTTTGATGCCCTGGGCACCTAGCCTCTTGGTCTCTCCACGCTCACTCATTAATAAAGTCGGCTTTCTTTCTCTTTGGATCTAGACTAACCTCTGACAAATGCTTATCTGGGCACATCCATGTCAGAAGCTTGTCGTCTTGATAATGTCTGAGGGTTGATACCTCTGCCTTACAAACTTGACACAAGAATTCTCCATGATAAATAGAATACCTACCCATTAAGCTTTACCCTCAGTTCTTCTTGGAACGATTCGTTTTCTCTTACATAGTCAACGAAAGCGTCTCGTCCTTGAACCTTATTGCCGTCTGGCAACAGGTACCAAGCACCAGTTCTCTCTACGTAACCATTCATCTCTGCTGTGTCTACAAGATCTCCAACCTCATCAATACCAATCATGTCGCCCCTAAAGTAGAAATCATACTCTGCAGACTCTCCAGGAGCAGAGGTCTTTGAATTTAGTACGTCCCAGCGTACCTTGCGGCCAACCTTTTGCTCAATAAGCTTGTCTCCAACTTTAATCTTCTTTTTAATAGCCTGTCCGTCAGATGATGACGAGAATAGTTTTACAATAGTAGACGAAAAGAACTGCGTAGCATTTCCTCCAGTTGGTACAGCTTGTGTATAAGTTGGTGTAATATTGTTTCGTGCCTGAGAGATAGCAATAATTAGCGATGGCTTCTCCTGGTTGTTTGCATAGTTAATCATCATCCATGCATGCTTTAGATCCTTAGACTCTGCACCAATCTGCTTAGTCTTGTCTAGATCCTTCAGCTCTGTAGAGTCCTTCTCAAAGTATACCGCTGGTAGTAGTGAACTAATTGAGTCAATAACAATTAGGTCTACTCCTGCATGCAATAGAGCGACTGTCACATCAACCATGTCATTAATGCTTCTCGCCTCTGAGTAAATTAGCTGGCTCGTATCTACTCCAAGCTTTTTTGCCCACTCTTCATCGTAGGACATTTCTGCATCCACCCAAGCACACAGCTTTCCATCTTTCTGTGCCATACCTATTGTCTGTAGGCATAGGGAAGACTTTGCACTGGACTTGCTGCCCCACAGGAGTACCTGTCTACCGTACGGCAGACCGCCTCCTAAGGCCTTATTAAGACCTGGGCTAGGAGTAGCCTGGAATTCTGTTTTAATGCCCACAGCGGGCCCTAGACGCTTTCTAATCTTAGGATCTAGTAGTGCTAATGCTTCATCAATTGTTGTCAATTATATCCTCCAATATAACGGTTCCATCTTTTGTTTTTCCAAAAGAAAATGTGTATGCATTTCCTTCTTTGATCTTCATGTAAGCCTTTGCAAACGTAGTTGGGAATACTGTTACTGGGTGTAGCTCCCTAGAAGAGTCAGCCAAAGTCATTGAGGCCATCTTCTTTCCAGCCTTAGTGACCCTAGGGTTAAAAGACACAACGTACATCTGGTCATCCTTATATGGAAGTTGTTTGTAGTTTAGGTATCTAACCAAAGCTGACTCAGACTTGCCTAGCTCATCTATAGGAACATAACTAACAATCCTATTATCACTAGCCAGTAAAAGATACGTACGGCCTGGCTCGATAGCTGTCTGCTCTTCATCAAAGATTCCAACGCTTCCCGTCTTGTCCAATACCTCAACTCTAGACCATCCCTTCCCACGCTTGATTGACTTTACCATTCCCATAAGTACAAAGGCACCCTTCTCCTCGAACTCTTCTACATCATTGACAAATGCATAGAAGTGTTGTGGAACAGAAATATTAAACTCTGGAAGGTTCAGGTACTCGTATAAGTTTTCCCGAACCTCTTCCTCGTTTCTAGGATTATCATAAAATGTCGCTGCACCAATGAGTCTCAGGGATGACAATGATCTGGTGTTGACACCGCTACCCTTGTCTACTGTAAACTGCTCTAGCTCTGCATAAGAGGTGAATGGCCTACGTGCAATAAACTTCTCTGCAATATTGTCAGAGATATACTTGATTCCAGTGAGACCGAATCTGATCCCCTTGCCCTCAATCTTAAAGTCAGCATCTGAGTCATTAATGTGTGGAAGCTTGATGCTAATCCCCATACGCTTTGCCTCAATAAGGTACTCGGTGCGTGCATCCTTGTCCTTCTCGTTCTTAAGGATAGAATACATAAACTCTAGAGGATAGTAAGTCTTTAGCCATGCCGTCCAGTACGATAGCGTAGAGTACGCAACAGCGTGCGACTTATTGAACGAATACCCTGCGTGGGCTTCAAAATCATGCCATAGGTCAAGAGCCACATTAGGGCTGAGAAACTTTGAAGCACCAGCAACAAAGCGGTCCTTAAATACGTCAAACTCTTTGGCATCTTTCTTCTTTCCAATGATCTTACGAACCTTGTCTGCCTCTGCCATGGACATGCCACCAAGCTCTGTACAAGCCTGCATAACCTGTTCCTGGTATAGGATGCATCCATAGGTCTCTGCTGTAAAAGCCTTCATTACCTGGTGGTGGTAGCTAATGTTCTGCTTACCATGCTTACGAGCAATGTAGTCTTTACCAATAGTATTAGCAGCACCTGGACGTACTAAGGCGTTTGACGCCGCTAGCTCTGCAAAATTCTTTACGCCCATCTTTACAAGAAGGTTTGTATATGGGGTTGCCTCACACTGAAAAACACCCTTTGTAAAGCCGTCAGAGAGCATCTGATAGACTTTTGGGTCTTCCATGTCTGTTGATAGCAGGTCTAGTTTTTTGCCGTGACGATCCTCAATAATATCTAGGGTATCTCTTAGAACTGACAAAGTCTTTAGACCTAGTGCATCAATCTTAATTAGACCAATACGCTCTGCCTCCTCCATGTCTACCCCAACAACAGGAATACGCTCCTTGGTTCCTGGTGCAGTCCTGGTCTCCATTGGTGCAAACTTAAAAATGGGCTGCTTAGAAGTAACAACGCCAGCAGCGTGAATTCCAGTACCACGAATACGACCACGGAGTTGGTCTCCATATGCCTCAATTTCTGGATACTTTTCACGAAACCATGTTGCTTGCTTTGAGTAGCAGTAATCGTCCCAGGTGTCAATAACCTTTAGAACCTTGTTGACATCACTCAGTGGTATATGTAGTACACGTGCAATATCTCGTACAACACCCTTATCCTTGAACTGCAGGAATGTAGCAATAGAAGCTACGTGCTTGTACTGTCTAACTAGGTAGTCTTTTACCTCATCACGTCTAGAGTCCTGAATATCTGTATCAATATCAGGAAAGTCATTACGCTCAGGGTTAATGAACCTAAAGAACAGAAGACCATGCTGAATGGGGTCAATGTCAGTAATCCTAAGTGCATAACAAAGAAGAGAGCCTGCTGCAGAACCACGTCCTGGCCCCACCATGATTCCTTCTTTTTTTGCCCAGGCAATCATGCTTCGCACTACTAGAAAGTAAGGACCAAAGTTCTTATCCCTAATTACCTTAAGCTCTTCGTCTAGCCTTGCAAGATATTCGTCTGTGTGTATCCCACGATCTTTCAGTCCTGCGACAGCTAGCTCGTATAGCTCTTTGTCTGGATCCTGATACTGCACTGGCAATAGATCTAGGTGATCCTTAATCTTATAGTCTTCTACTTTGTCCGCTACCTCTTGGGTTGCAGAATACATGTCTTCACGGTCAATCCCCTGGGCCTGCATAGCAGCCCTCATCTCTTCATCAGATAGAAGGTGAATGTCGAACTTAGAAAAGCTAATCTGTCTTTCTCCATATAGATAGTCTAGACGATCCATAAGGTTATCGTACTTCTTGGACTTCTCGTATGTGGCATCCTTCTCAACTTTGTTTGAATAGCTGTTCAGGATTAGCTTAAGCTCTTGGATTTCTTTTTGACCAGTGTGTGCGTGGTGGCAGTCTGGTGTCACAATTGGTGTAACATCATACTTATCAGCTAACTCTAGTAACTGCTTGTTTACTTCTGGTGGATTGTGAGGCATAACCTCAATATAGAAGTCATCTTTAAACACACGCTTGTGCCACTCGATAATACGCTTGGCTTCTGCAAGCTCTTCTGCCTCAATAGCTTTTGCTAGGGCACCAGAGAGACACCCAGAAAGAACAATTAGTCCCTCCGAATGCCTCTCTAGAACCTCATAGTCAAAGCGTGGCTTCTTGAAGAATCCTTCAGTCCACGCAATTTCGTTGAGCTTATTCAGGTTTTCAAGTCCAACACTATTCTTTGCAAGCACAATAATGTGGTTATACACTAGGTCTAGTAGGCCGTCACGTACATCTGTAGCACGCTGGTCCTTCCTATCGTTAGTAATATACCCCTCAATACCCAATACTGGCTTGATGCCCTTTTCCTTAGCGATACGGTAGAACTCTCTGTGACCAGAAAGCGAACCGTGATCTGTAATTGCTAGGGAAGACATGCCAAGTTCTTTGGCACGTGTTAGGTACTCTTCTGGAGTTGCAATACCGTCGAAGAGTGAGAAATGTGTATGTACGTGAAGTCCGTTATAGCTCAACCTAGCCCCTACCAGTCGATATTGGTAGAGGTTACGGATGGAGCATCAAATCCAAAGTAGAAGGACTCCTGCTCTGGATAAGGGATCTCCCTTACAACCTTTTCTAGGTTGTGGAACTCGTGAGTTGACCAGTCGTATGGCTCAGAGTCTGGTCCAGTTGGGATAAGAGTGTAGTTTGTCTCTGTTCCCTGACCGTTACGCTTTAGCTTCCACGTAAGATTGGAAATGCTTCCAGTCTCTAGTGCATACTCACGAATGGTGTTAAATGCAGACTGCTTGCTTACACCCTGGGACCATACAGCAATATATGGATCCTCTAGCCCGTCATCTACTAGCACGTTGCAGTAGAAGCGTAGCTTTGAACGCCAGCCAGCCTTTGGCTCCTTACGGGCCATCTCGCAAGCAAAGCAGCGACCCTCAGACTCCTGAGTACATGCTGCCATACGCTTGTAGTCTTTGGGATTTGTGTGCTGTGCAATGACTACAGAAAGTCCACGCTCTTCTGCATAGTGAGCAGACTCAGAATCTAGCTCTTCTGCAAAACGAATCTTAGCGGACTGTCCGTCTGCTAGCTTTACCCAACGAACCTTTGGACCGCTGGAGTCATACTTTGGCTTATCAAGCAGTGCATTGATATCTTTTAGCCCTTTAATTACGCTCATTTTTTCTCCTTGTTTTGTTTATTTATTGTAGCATGGCGGATATTGACTTGTCAAACGATATGTTGAGCTTTTTTATTTCGTCGTCATTCATTTCGCCTATATCTTTGTATTGTTTGTCTAGTTGAATCACGGTTACACGAGAACTAAGCTTTTCATAGATCCTGGTCTTCATGTTACCGCCTGCTTCATCATTGTCTGCAACAACATAAATGTTATTGAAGTATTTTTGTAGCAAGTCTATTTGTAGGTTTGACACGTTAGCTCCCAGGGTGGCGACTGCAGGAAGCCCACACTGGTCTAGCCTAATTGCATCGAAAGAAGATTCTACCACATAAATCGTATCTTCGTTTCTAACTCTATGCAAGTTAAAGAGTACTTTTGCTTTTGGTAGTCCTGGAGTATTTTTAAAAACCTTGCCCTCTACAGACCTGCCCACAAAACCAACTGGCATGCCGTCAGGTGCACTGACTGGTACAGTAACCATGTCTTGCTTGGAGGAGTATCCTAGCTTAAACTTAGACATAGACTCTTTGGTTATACTCCTACCTGCAAAATATTCTAAAGCCCTAGGGCTAGACAAGGCTTCATTGTTTAACCTAAGAAGAACTTCCTTGTCGTATGGAACATAGTCTGGCTTTACTACCAAAGCTTTGGCGACATCTTCTTGAATATTGGTCTGCTGTTCTCTAGCCTTAATAAATCTAATTGACTCGAAGTAGGATCTGCCTGTTGCATGCATAACCAGCTCTGTAAGGCTAGCCACATGGTGGCAAGAAAAGCAAAAGAAGGTACCTTTAAATTTATCTACTTCTCCTGCTGGAGTTCTATGGTTTGGGTGAAATGGGCAAAACAGGATATAGTCAGTATCAATCTCTGTCTCTACTGTGAGGCCGCTGCCTGTGAGTACACGCTTGATTTGATCTGGTGAGTATGTATCGCTCTTGATCCGTCTAGTCCTAGTATCCATTCGCTCTTTCTTTTCCCTAAATAAGTTCCATATACCGATAATTCAAATTCAAAATATTGTGCTTTTTCATTATAGCTTGTTGTGAAGTCTAAGTCAACATCCAATCTTGGAACATATCCAGACATTCGCATGCTTGTCCATAATAGCCTAACGTATTCAGCCTTCAGACGCATGATCTGAGAATCATCATGGATGATTCCTTCTAGGCTAAACCTTTTAATAGGCCTATGATGTACGTAACTCATACAACCATTATACTAGTTATCTTCAAAATCTTTGTACTTATAGTAACCTTTATCAAAGTCAGCCTGCACAAAGAACTCACCCATAAATCCGTTACGGTTCTTCCTAAACACACACTCAATAACGTCTGAGTTAGGTCCACGCCCTAGAGCCATTACCCAGTCGGCATCGTAGGCTATCTGACGGCTCCAGGCAGTCTGACCTAGGGTTGGAACGGTATCTAGCTTTGTAACGTCATCTGGAGTCGCTGAGGAGATAGCTATGATTGGTACCTCTTCTGAGATAGCCATAAGCTTAAGCTCACGAGAAAGATTCTTCATCCTAACAGTTTCGCTATCTGCCTTTTGATTAGGAGACATTAGCTGTAGGTAGTCTACGATAATAAAGTCAGGCTTGTACTGGTCAATCTTTCCACGAAGAACAGAAGGAGTCACCTCGCCACCTGAGTCATTTGAGATGATGTGAAACTCTGGCTTTCCTTGTACCTTTTCCTTATGCCACTTCTTAAGCATATCTAGATCTACCTGACCTGAGCTTAGCTTACGGTGTGAGAATAGACCATCACCCATAATCGTAAATACACGGTTACGAACTTCTGTCTCGCTCATCTCAAGACTTACTACCATTGGAGACTTGCCCTGTTTCCATGCCTGTACCGCAAAGTATAGGGATAGCCACGACTTACCAATACCTGGATAAGCTAGGAATACTCCAAGCTGTCCTGGCATAATGCCAGCTGGAAGGTAGTCATCAAAGCCTGGTAGGCCAGTCTTAATTCCAGTTATGCCAAGTTCTGCAAGCTCTTTCTGTTGTTCGTAATATGCAACTGCAGACTCTAGGTCTGTGGCATCAATATCTCGAATTGCTGCTGAGCCTTTCTTGAGCTCTGCAGTTTTAGAGATTAGCATTTCTAGTGCTTCTGTAGTTTTATTAGCCTGAATGTCGCCTGCAGCAGTTCTTAGAACCTCTTTAAGACTGTTATGCATAAACTCTGACTGAAGCTCTTCTAGGTGGTGCTTCGTAGCTCCGACACCCTCTTCTGGGTGAAAGTCTCTAAACTTGTCTACGACTAAATCTACTGGTGGGGTAGCACCATTTTTTTCAAAGTATGTTCTGATGAATTGCCAGATATCTCCGTGGCTTGACATCAGATTGTCTACGTTTGCCTGAAGCAGCACGTGGACCTGCTTATCCTTAAGGACAGCTGATATTAGTTTGGATTCTGTATTACTCACTTAACCACTTCTTCGCTTGTTGTCTGCGTTGTTTACGCTCTTCTAGATCCTGCTTATACTGTTGCTGACGATTAATAATATCCTGAGCATAATGTGCAAAGTATTTCCAGTTGGGACTTGGTGCTACACTAAAATAATATTCTAGCAGATCGTAGCATTCTTGTAAACCGTATGAGTCAACTAAGGCATCTGCTGCCCATTGCTCAACATTTAAATTGACTTGCGGTCTTTCCTCATACCTTGCAGTATGAAGTTTACTGTAGCGACTCAGCAAGGCAAAACGTTCCTTGCGATCAGCCATTACTTACTCTCTAGCTCCGCAGAGGCCTCTTGTACCTTCTCTGACAGTTTAGTCTCTACGTACTCGTAGATTCTGGTAAATGCCTGATCTGTATTCTCGCCTTCACGCTTGCTATCTGTAATCTCTAGGTCAATACGCAATGACTGAAAATTTCCTAGATTTAGGGTGTAGCCAAGTGCTACCCTTACCCTGGTGTCTTCGTTATTCATACCCGATTCTCTCTCTTAAATTGATTCAGACCAAACTGGAATGAATCTCCCATCTTCTGTTCTCGTATAAGTCAGTATACCATCGCCCATACGCCTTGTCAACTCCTGATTGGATGGTGTTATATCATTAGTGATAAGTCCATCTTTGCGAGGTCTTCCCATATGGTAGGTAGCTAGTATATCACGAATTTCTCTCACCTGTGTCTCAGAATAATAACTTCTTACTTGCCACGCCGTCTGTCCTCCCTTTTGTGATCCAGTTGGATGAGGAATAACTCCACGCTTCATTAGACTTGGCATATACTTCTTGTGTCTGTTTACTAGGTCTGCTGTTTCACCAACAGTGTACGCACGTTTTCTATTCTTTTTAAAGTCCGAGATAAGACAGCTTTCAATTCTATCTTGAATAATATTATAAACAGACATAATTCCATTAGACCTGTTAAGATGATGAACCCGTACCAAATCTCCATTTAAAAACCATACCTTTTTATTTCCAGGAATTATTGGGGCCTCGTTATATTCTTCACGAGTCCTATACCCACGCTTTGGATTGGGAGCCATGGGTTCCTACTAGTTAGGCACACCAATTGCGATTAAGTTAACAGAAATAGATACCTCACCAGATGTTCCAAATCTAACAATGCCCTCAATTCTGGCATTGCTTACTGAAGTAAGAATTACTGTAACATTTTTACCTGCTGGGGTGTCTCCGATATTTACTGCCGTTGCCGTTGCAATCGGTGCGTATTTAAAGTCTGCTGGAAAGTCATAAAAGAATGATCGCTCGTTACCAGCTGTAACAATACTGTTGTTGGTCACTGGGATAATACCGCCAAGAACCTTTGAGTCAGCTGTCCTTAGGGTCTGTTTACCAACTGCAGTATCAATTGTTGTATACTTTGCAGTAGATGGAGATACCTGTGCAGACAGATCATTGATAGCATTAGCTAGCTGATAGACATATGCAAGGTCTAGCGGTTGTCCTCGCTCTGGTAGTGGAATAATGGCCATGGTTTAATTATACCACATTCAAGTCTAGCACGCTAGTCTGAGCAACAACTAAGGACGGCAGCTGCTTTCTTGGCACAGTCATGTTTTGAATAAAGACTTGTGCAGAAACCTTTCCATCTGGGATTGGTATAGTGACATAGTTTCCAGCTACAGTAGCTTTAAACTCTGACAAGCCAGTGCTTCCAGACTGCGTACCCCAAGCAACCCACACATCATAAGGTGCGATTGATCCTGGCTCAAGCTCTTCCCAAGATATAGCCAATAGTCCATTGCCACTAGTGACAGAGATCCTGTCGTCCTCGGCAATCTCAAGTGGCTTTGGCTCAAGAAGGTGCTGTGGTGACCAGTGAGAAACCCTGTTCTTGTCTTCCGACACTATCCTAAATCTTACAACATACTTCTCTTCATCTGTGTTTAGAGGCGGCAGCTCTGACTGACGAATAATGATTTTTTTAATATTGCTATCGGCCATTACGCTACATCCATTGCAAATCTAAATTCCACAAGGTTGGCAGTGTTTGGTGCCTTTAAGATTGGGAGTCCTGAGTCTGTCTTTGTTACTGTGTACCCTGTTAGTCCATAGACTGGGCTTACGGAGTTCAGGTTTTCTACACGCATAGCGTCAAGTGCTATGTAGTAGTCTGATGAGAAGTCTCCTCCGCTTATGGCAGATGCATAAATCTTAACTACGCTCGCTCCCTGCCAGGAAAACTCTGAGCTTTTGTCTAACTCTTCCAGCCTTTTGCTTACAACAAAATATCTGTTATTAGCAAAATCACTTGTAGTAGATAGAAGGTGAGTCTTGAATCTGGCATACTGCTGGGTTCCGCTGCCTTCTGGCGTAGCAAACTCCACTATAATTTTAATATCTGTTGGGGCAGTGCTGTCTGCATTCTTATTAATAACTGAGAATGCGAGCCTGAGCTCATCCTTTGCAGAGTACTTATCCAGATCAAGCTGGATGCCATTTAAGTGAATATGAGTTGGATCGTAGTCAACGCTTTCTGGATCTGACTCTACGTAGAGATTATCTCCAGTTCCAAGCACTGACGATGTGTCTCCACGCATAAATATTACGCTATTTAAAAACCTTGGTCTTTCGTTTCTTTGAGTTCTTACCGTGTCATCAAGCACGATGTCGTCTGCATTTGCCTGGAAAACTTTCTCTTCAACATTGATACTCGACTCCAATCCTCCAGGAGTTCCGTCTGCAAGGTTATAGAGAGTATCTGGGTGTACAGGAATGTCAGTTGCAGAAACGCTAGTGTGGTACTCCCAGTTTTCTGTGTTAGTAAATGTATAAATATTTCTACTTTGATTAGAGCTTGTTACTGGGTTTGTTCCTGCAGAGTATAGACCAATCTCCGTAATCTCATATCTTTCTGAAGTTGGTAGCTCTGATGTAAAAACTATCTCGGTATACTGTACTGGGTTTCCATCGCCGTCAACCGTAACGTCACCGTTCTCGTCTAAAACATTTTGAGTAACATATCCTCTAGAGATAATAGGTGCCCTAAACATCTCAAAGTCTAGGCTTTCCTTCTGCTCGTATGATGATAGGTTAAAGTTATCTGATGTAGATAGCGGTGCTGCACCACAGCCAAAAGCCAAATATGATGCGTATGACGGAACGTGGCCAATCAAGTACTTGGCTAGAATGTCTTTTCCTGTGTTAGTTATCATTTTTTCCTCTAGTATATTGTATCATTAATAATCTGGCCTGAGCTTAGTATCTGAAGTTCAACTTGCTCATCTTCTGCCAATCCAACCAACTCAATCACAATAGAGTTTTCTGAGTTCATATAGACATAAAGTCCACCTAGGCCATTGCCCTCATTGGGAAGGTAGTCCTCTAGCTTGATAGAGAAATTGTTAAAAAATGCCCGTGATGAATTCTGTACTGGAATTATTGTCTGGGGTCCATACTTGACAGCAAGTTGTGCGAGATTCTTAATTGGCTGATAAGCAACTGTTTGGCCGTTAATTGTATCGTGTCTAGATATGGTTATGATCTCTTGAGCAGACAACTGCTCTAGGGCAATGTTAAAGATACCCTCATCTATCTCTATTGACTGGTCATCCAGAATAATGTCTGGGGTGGCTTCCTTCACAGATGAAGAAGATGAAGAGCTAGACTCTGGAAGGTTTGCTTCAGCTGAAACCATATTATGACACCTCGCTTACATACAACGTCATTTCTGGACCAGAAGACATTCTGGAATATTCTATATTATATACTACAAAACGCTTAGTGGAATCAATCGCAAGGTCCTTTCCCGAGTCTGACTTGTATTCAATCTTTACGATGTCTCCAAGCTGGATCATGGAATTAGGAAAGACCTTTATTCCAAGGGAAGCTCTAGGCTTCATTATTTTTGACACAATCCATTCCATCATGTCAGAGGCTGCGTCCTGGCTTTGGATGTAGGATGCATCTAAGACAAACTCATTCTTACCATACTTAATCCGACTATTCTTAATTCTGTTGTATTCTTCTCTAGAGACAATTGGAGAAATGCTCTCTGGATCATTGGATACTGCCGAATCATAAAATGATCCTCTATTGGAAAAATGTGAGTCCACGGTTAACTCATTAGATGACTTTTGGGTGAATGCAATTCCCTGAATCTTAAGATAGTTTCCGCTATTTTCGCTTAGGTCTATGGTAGAGTCAGTTGCGTTAAATACCATGAACTCTGCTCCATATGCCCCTGCCATAAAGCCAGAGACGGTATATGTCTTAATCCTATTAAATGTTGGTGCTAGTCTTGCATATAGTGCTGGATATGCCTTTTCATATCTCACATTAAAGTAAGCAGCCTCTCTCATAATTGTTCCAAACTCATCAAAGTATAGGTTGTACTTAGGATCTTCTGCTGGACTTATACCAGACAGCACTGTAGATTGCACGATGCCGCTCATTGAGTACTTTCTGAATGACTCGCTGAGGCTTATCTCTCCTGAGCTAAAAGCTGTGCTCGTTGGCAGATCAACTGCTAAAGATGGGTTTTGAGAATAGTTTGATCCGATAGCATATATATTTTCAAACATTGCACGAGATGCTCCACGTATAAATAGTGCCATGTTATTGTATACTGGCAGTGGACTTAGATCATTTACAGTTCTGATAAGCTTATTATTTAGATAAAGGTAAAAGGTTCTTGTCGTGCCGATATCTTCATACTCTACCGCTAGATCATATACGCTAGGATTTTCCTCTGCCACCATTCTATACTGACCTACGAAGTCACCGCTATCTACCGTTATCTTTGTGATTCCTCCCCAAAGCATTACTGGCACTGCCTCGCCTGTGGTGGCATCTTTCATAATTTTGTAGAATACAATATTAAACATTGAGTCTTTATTTTCAATACTCTTTGTGTCGACAGTGTCTAGTGCTATAATTTCGTAGTAGTATCCATTGTTAGTTTCTGGATTGATCAGGCATGCGAGGCCTGCACTACCGCCGCTAACTCCATTGTAATATGGTGTGCTTCCATAAGGCGTCTGAAAGTTTATCTCATTGTTCTGACTCTTGCCAACAATCCTAAGCCTAGTCCCAAAATGTTTGAAGTTATCAGACAGTGGCTTGTGAACATAGGAGATATAATTAAGTGGGTCTTGCGTACTGGCAAAGTTTCCACCAGTCATTACTAGTGCTGATGCTTGGACAGTTCCTGTCTGTGTTGACAGTAGCCTATCAACATTTACATCTTTTGGAAAGTTAGATGCTAGATAATTCTTTATAATTCCATTCCTAGAGCTTGCAACACCGACAGCTCTATCGGTTCCAGCTGCTCCGCTTTCTAGTGTTACGCCACGTAGGCCTGCAGTTATATTGCTAGAATCCTCAATGCCGAATATGAGATTGGCACGCATCTTACAGCCTTTAACATTAGCGTTGTCATGCCAATATGAATCTAGTCCTGCAGAGTGTTCTGTAATCTGTGTACCAAATTGGGCTCTTCCATTTCTAGCTATTGAACCTGGCTTAAGCCTTGTCACTCCATCGACGACTTCGTACTCTGGCTCTGTAAATATTCTAACCAAACCAGTAGGGTACATCTTTCCGTTAAATGGAATCTTTGCAAAATACTTTTGGTAATCTTTTACACTTGTAATCCAAACATTCCCATCGGTTGACTCTATTTCCGACAGTCCTGGCACGCTATACTGAACAGCGTCAAACTTAATAATTTCTCCATTTGCATACAGGTAACCGCTATACCTAGCCATGAAGTTGACTGCTTCGCCAATGTCAATTGTGTTATTGATTACTGCACCATTGTATACTGATGGCTCTGAGGATGGGATGTCCGAATTGATTGGGTATGCCCCTAGCGTATAAGACTCTTGCGTTCCAAGTGTTTCATTCTGTGAAGTTACACTGCTTTCTGGGGCTACCTCCCAAAGCTCTGATGCCTTGTATACCCAGTTAATGTCCCTTTGTAACTTGTCTGCAGATCCAATGTTCTTGTAGTTTTTCTGAATATACCTTGGAGTATACCTAACAATTCCATCATTGTATACACGGTTTTCTTTAGAGGCAATCTCTATAATGTTTGCCTTAGATAATCCGTTTGACAGGTTCTTGTAAGCACCTGCAGCCTGAGAGTCTCGGCTGCCTAGCAGCGTTATGTCTGTAGACCGATCGCCCTCACTTGCCATTAGATACTCTTTTGTCATCACTACAAAGTTATTATATTCGTCAAAGAACATGGCACTTTGTGTTGAAACCGCCAGGCTTTCTAGGACCTCGGCTAGGGTCTGATTTGAATCTACAAAGAAATATGGAATGATAGGCTCTGCTTGACCATCAAGCATTTTAATTGTGTAGTTTGAAAAACCAACATAGTCCAAGATTGTAGATATTGCATAGCTTAGAGAGGTATCTGGTATCATTAGCTCTGGTGCTGAAATTGACTCTAGGTGAAAGAATAGATCTCTTAAAACTAGGTCTGTAGACCTTGTCTGCACATTTGTCTCTGCCATGCCATCTACGTAAAATGTTTTTAGTGGAACGTGGTACTTGTACCCATCCAAATTCTTAATAATATCATATAGCTTTATCTGTAAGTTTTGTGATATAAAGCTTTGAATTATGCTGTCTGAATTTACCGAGCTAAATGCTAGTTCAGTATCAAACAGCTCTAGGC